AAAAAACCTTTAGCAACAAATGTTCAGATGGATGGAGAGCATTACAAAAATAAAGCCATACAGCCGATTGAATATATCATCGCCAATAAACTTTCTTTCTGCTTGGGTAATGTTGTTAAATATATAACCAGAGATAAGGTAAACAAAGTTCAGGATTTACTTAAAGCCAAGCACTACATTGATTTAGAATTAGAATTAATCCATAAACGTGATCCCGATGGTAACTGGTTAGACATTAACGAGGATGCAACCCATGAAGAATCTAAATAATATTGGCGGTGTAAAGAAAAACAGACAAAACAAATATGGATTAAGACGAACCCATATCAAGATGGATGATGCTTGGTTAGCTGGTTCGGTTGCTTGTTACCTACAAACACTAATAGATGCTCCTCTGGGTGATGAAGATTTTGGATTAGCAACCAAAGATATAGCACAAGCCCATGGAGCAGTATTAAGAAATATAGTAAATTACATACGCATAACAGAAGAACATTATCATAAGGAGAAATTGTAATGCACGTTACGATATTTACCATCATTGCCTCATGTCATCTATTTACAGTAGCCCATGAATATGAAACAGCTAGGATCAATACTAGAATCAAAATGTATAACCAAGAATTACTCAACCATGGAAAAGAACCAGATAAACCTCCAATAGTATTAAGGAATAGATTGATTGAAAGAGTATTGTTAATCTGTCCCGGCTTTACACCATCCAAAGAAAATGAATTAGTACCAAACGACAAGCCTAAGTATTTACTAGATATTAAAGAAAATTAAATTTATCCCGACTTACGCATCCAAAGTTTTTGAATGTAATCACCTACCGCTTGCGCGTTGCTCGATGAATCTTCCTCAAATATATGTGCGTAGCGTTGCGTTGATTGTAAATCTGCATGGCCTAATAAGTTTCCGGTTTCCTCTAGCTTCGTTAAAGAACGTCTAGCATAACTCGCAAAGCTATGGCGCAAGTCATGTATTCTTACATCCGGGCAACCCGCACGTTTGCGTATTCCTTGCCACATCTTTGAAGGATCATTAATGCCAATGATGTACTTATCGGTTTGCTCTAATTTATTAATAATATTCATGGCTTGAGAAGATAAATAAATTACCCTAGCCTCACCATCCTTATCGGTTTTATGTTCCTCTAAGGTGATCTTGTTGCCTTGTAAATTAGACCATTTGGCTTTTGCCAGTTCACCTTTACGCGCACCAGTTAAAATACATAACCAAATAAAACTAACCGACCTCATCCATCGCCCATTTTCCTCTTGCGATTTTAAATTCAATTCACATACAACGGCATTGAGTTCTTGCTGCGTTAAATAGCGTTTGCGTTTTTCTTCTTTATTCTTCTTAACAAACTTGGCTGGATTAACTTCGATTAGTGATAAGGCAATCGCATTATTAAAGGTAGCGCGTATTAAATCAATAATCCGGTTAGCCTGGTACTTATAACTCTTACTAACATTATCGTGAATACGCTTTATATCACCTCGTTTTATTTCGCTTATCAGTTTATTGCCAAGCGGTTTTTGTAAATACTTTTTATATGTTGACTCAGCATAATTAATCCTCTTTACGCCTCGATTTTCCATATCATCAACATACGCTTGCCAGATATCCGCAAACGTAGGTTGGCTTTTATTAGTAAATGGATCAATGCCTTGTACTGCCATACCAAGCATTTTCTTGGCTTTATTTCTAACAGCTACTATGGGCGCATCCAATGGCGCTATCTTCTTATCTCTAAAACTAGAATGACCATCGACCTTATAATGTAAGTAGTAACCTTTCGCATGATCGTTGTATTTTCTTAAACCATTAACTTTTTTATCTATTGCGTACTTTGGCATTACCTCTCTCCTCATTCCGTACCTTGTTCGTACCTTGCAATTCATAGTAATAAGATGAATTGTAAGGTGTTATCGTGTATCAAAGAGTAATCCAGATTTGTTGGTTTTGCAAGCGAATCTAACTAAAAACGTGGTGGGTGTTGAGAGACTCGAACTCCCGGCCCTCTCGGTGTAAACCTTATAGTTTATGTATTAAATAATTGAAATATATGAATAAAAATAAGGGAATATAGCGCGTACCTTATAGGTACTTTGCTTTCATTAATTCTAAGGCTTCTTTTAAACTGGCATGACTGTCCGTATTTCTTATTATTTCATCTTTAATATAGATCGCTGTTTTAGATGTACCTTTATTGTTAGTCACTTCATGGAACGGGTAAAATAAAACTTTATCGTATTCGGTACAGCAAAGCGCAAACAAATCTATCTGCTCTTTTGTAAAAAATCTTTCTTTGGTATGAGAGCCTCGCCTAATATCAAATTTCCATAAATTTTTTTCTGATTCGTGTCGATGTGATTTTGTTTTAACTTGAACCTTGAGGAAGGTTTGATTGTAGTTAAATAAAAGATCAACTTCTGAATTTGGAGGCATAAACAAAACAGAATCACTTTGCATGGAGAGGATTGAAGCTGTGAAATATTCACCTGATCTGCCGAGCCTTTCCGTTGCTCTGTTCATTTAATATTATTTTATCTGAAAACGTCCGTAATCATTTCGCCTGATGGCGGTGCTATTGTTCTCAAACCAGAACGTCTAAAAATGTTTTCTACGGCAGATCGTTGTGCTTCTGTATCTTGCAACTGCCTCATTAAATTTAATATGTCTTGCTGCCTTTCTGGAGAACCTTCTAATAAAACATTTTGTAACGAGTTTGCTTTATTACCCAATGGATCAAATACTGAACCTTTAATTCTTTCTGTTGTAGCACCAGCAGCCCTTACACCAGCAGAACTTCCAGGGCCTTCTGCTGCAATGAACGCATCTATTAAAGATTGCAGAAACCCCGCATCAGCAGTTTTTTCTGCTGTATTAGAACCACCTAAAACCACTTGATTTGTTTTTGCAATTTTATCCTCTCGCATCAATCTTTGTATAAAGAGTTTTTTAGCTTCATCATTACCAGAAAATAAAACATTTATTTTTGCTCTTATATCTGGAGAATCAAGTAACTTTTTAGCTAGATTGGTATTATCACCCAAACTATTAATTTGGTTTGAAATAGATTGAAATACACCTATTCTGAAAGCATCTTTTTCCGCATCGGTAGAAAGATCATTAAATGATTTTTTAAAATCTGATCCCTTAGTGCTTCTTTTTTGCAATTTTTGACCAAGTTTAAACGCATCGTTTAATGCAAATTTATCAGCACTTTTTGCTAGGGCTGTTGCATATTCACCGCCTTTTGTAGAGTCTTTTAATATTTCTCTAAATTGATTAGCAACATTTTTTCTGCTTAATACTACATCTGGCCCAATTTTTTCAACAGTTGTTGTAGTTTGCAAATTAAATGTCTTTCTATCTACTGCTCTTTTTATCTGATCTAAAAACTCCAATGGTAACTCTTTTGTTACGCCAGTAATTTTGCCGTCAGCGTTTCTTATAAATAGTTCTTGAAAAGAAGGAATACCAGAGTCTTGAATTGGCTTGCTACTTTTTGCTTGTAGTTTTGCTAAATAATTTCTTCTTGCAGTATCGTATTCTTTACGAATAATAGGCACTTCTAAAAATTTATATACATCCAAATTACTTATTTGTGTATTTTCTCCAAACGCCTTTTTATATAAAGGATTTAATTTTGCCTGAATAGCGTTTTCAATATCATCAATACCACCAGATAAATTAATACCTTGAGTATCTATTGTTTCTTCTGCTGCTTGTCCTAATGACTGGCTTACTCTTTCGGATTGTATATTAGAGGTTTGATTGTCAATTATATCTTGTCCTTTACCTTCAACTGATCCTGAACCTCTTTCTGTTAAAGTAGTTGAAATTTTTGATCCGGGTTGAGTGATATTTACGCCTCTTAATTTTCTCCTAACAGCATCACCGCCATAATCAGTAAGTATGTCAACTGGCGAAATTCCCTCTAATTTATCAGCACGAATGTTTGCTTGTATTCTTTGTATAACCTGATCTGCTGTAATTTCATCTCGTAAAAAAGCATTTCCAATTTCCTCGATAGCTTTTATATCGTTTTTGGAAAAATTTTTATCAGATGAATTTATAAATTTTTTAAGAGTTGAAGAAGCAAACTTAAAGGGCAACGATAATACTGCAATACTCGTTGGTAAGACTGTACCGATAGTTCCGCCAGCAGCAGTACCGGTCAAGCCAGAAATAACTTTATCTTGTACCACGCCACCAACTGTATCTGCATCAGACTCATTATATCCCACACCGCCAAATAGACCTTGTACGCCACCCATCTTCATACCTTCTAATGTTCTTTGACCAAGAGTAGCACCAGGCTTGGTAATGCCACCAGCAAGTAATCTACTACTATCTAATACTTTTTTTGCATTATTTAATATACCAGCAGTTCTAGCTCCTGTAATTCCAGTAGTAACTGCGGTTGGAGTAGGGCCAGTAAATGGTGATAACGCTAATGAAGCAACTATTGGTACAGCACTACCAACTATATTAGATGCTACGGCAGTTTTTGGGTAAGCAAGCTCAAACTCTTTATTTCTTGCTCTTTGTTCTCTTAATCTTTTATCAAAAGCATCTCCAAACTCTTGATCTGTAAAAAGTGTTACACCCAAATTATATGGATTAAGTTCTGCAAAAGTAGCACCTATTTCATCAGATGTACCTAAAGTAAGCCCTTGTAAACCTTGATCTACAATTCCTTGCGCAACTCTACCAGTTGACATTTCAGGTTGTGACAAAGCAGCATCACTACCTTTAATAGCTACCCTTAAAATAGATTGCTGTTCACTATCTGTTAAATCGTTAAAGTTATCTGGAACTTCTACTATTCCGTATTTTTTTGTTTGTAGTTGCATATTTAATCTTCAAACTCAATTCTTTCAAAATAGTCAGCAGTTACTGGGCTAAAATCTAAACCTTCTTCATTAATAGTATAACCTTGAAAAATTGGCTCTGTGGGCAAACCTAAATAACTATAAGATAATGCTGTACCAGCCCTATTTTCTTTAAATCCATCTAGCATATGTTTTGTACCTTTTCTTGCTAAATTTAATATCTGAGATTTCATTTCTGGTGTCATACCCTCACCCTTACTTTTAGAGAGTTTTTCTTTTATATTACCTAATAAACCTTGAGCCTCTTGAAAAGACCTTACTTCACCCTCTTTAACAACCGAGCCATCCAATCCTTTCATATAAAGAACTAAAGAAGAATAAGCAGCAGTTCCACCTTCTTGTTTCAAAGAATCTTCCAGTTTCTTAAAGGCAACAACCGCATTATTAGTTGGAGTCCATATTTTTTCTTGTACTTTTCTTTCGCTTAAAATATCTGCTCTCATATCTTCCATCGTTTGTGGTTGAGCTAATTTAAAGTATTCTAACCCCTTATCTGCATATCCTTCTGTTTGAAAAGCATCACCAATTGCCCTGTAAAATGATCTGTAAGAATCATAGTCATCTTTTTTTATGGATGAAGTTATTGCTCGAAATTCTGCTTCTTCTTTCTCTTTTCTCTGCCGTTCTAAATCACCTACTGCAAAATTTGCATACGCATTTGGATTACTTATAAATGATTCTCTAAGTTCTGTTGGAATATTTGGATTGTTTGCTATGCTTGATCTCAGTTTTTGCTCTCTAGCTTTAGCTTGCCTAGCTGCATCCATAGCCATAAAGTTTTGCTCTCTGGCAAGATAATTTTGACCAATATCTTTACCTTTAAAGGCATCACCTAAAGCAAATAATAAATTGGCTTTTTGTTGTCTTTCAGTCAACGCTCTTTGTTGTTCTGGAGTAAGTATGCCAGTTGGCTGTGCGTTCATATTGGCAAACGTATTACCAACATTACTTATACCCGTATTTACTTTACCGCCAAGCGTTCTTAATAAATCTGCTATCGCCATTATAATGCCCCGTAATTAACCATGTAGTAACCGCTTTCATGTAGCGATACTGCATCAGGATTTGTTTTCATTACCTCTTGCGCAATCACACCTTTATTTAGTGCTGTAATACCAAGTTTCTTGGCAATCTCATTCCAACTCCAAGTATAAATGTTGTAACCTTTTTCGTTACCGATTAACTCAATGTCATCTTTTAATCTTTCATCTGACATGGCAAATAAGGCTGCTATTTGAGCTGCTGATCCAAGTACATCACCAGCACCCGTATCTTTTCGTGATGTTTGTGTTACATTTTGTGGCATAGCACTTAAACCTTGAGCAAGTAAACCTAGCTGTCTTGGCCCATAATCTAAACCACGCAAGAACTCGTTGTAACCAGCATTGAGTCCGGCTTGCTGTAAATTCTGTTGTTGTGATCCCATGTTGCCTAGCAATCCTAATGTTTGATATTGATCGCCAAGCAAGCCACTTTGCAAACCAGCTTGGAAACGTCTGTTATCCAGTTCTCTGCCAATATCTGATTCAGCAGCACGTTGCGCTTGGTTAAATCCAGCTTGTCTTAAACCAGATGAAGTTCTTGCTGCTTGATCGGCAAACGCTCTATTAGTTTCTGCTTCGAGTATTCCGCTTCTTGAACCACCAAATGCGCCAGCCGAGATTGCTCTGTCCTGATCGCCACCAATAGCCATTTGTCTTGCTCTATCAAGATCACTTAATGATTGGTCGATTACTTGCGTGGTAAACGGGTTTTGGTAAGCATTGATATCCGCACCAAGTAAAGTCGGTGCTGACTGACCGGCAAGCGTATTGATTGCGCCTCTTGGATCAAGAGCTTGCGCACTTTCAAAAATACCCCTAGTTGCATCAAACCCTCTTAATTGGTCTGGATTAAAACCAGCTACCCTAGCACCCGTGTAAGGTACGAATGGCTGCGATGCGATACTTTTAGACTTATCGTATAAGTCCTGAAACATCGCCATTTGTGCTGGATCAACTGTTTGTTGTGATACTGTCTTACCTTTACTCATATTTCCTTCCTAATCATATACTCTTGAACAAAGCCAAGAGGTTTCAATTTTCTTAACCATCCTTTACGACCACCGCCATAAAGTCTTTTACATCCAAAGTGTTTTGCAAACTGTTCAATACTAGGAAGCATTGATTGTAGTTCTTCATAGTCACCGCCACAAAATAATAAGTTAATGGCGCTTAACCGAGGGTACTTGATAATCTCTGTTATCATAGCTGATTTTTCGCCAGTCCATAAGTGAAAAACCCCTTTTTTTATACCTTCTTCTACGTCTTTTATATTATAGCAGTCTGTATGCCTTAATGCCTCTTTAATCAAAGGCTTGGCAAACTGCCATCGAGTAACCCATTCTTCCTCAGACTGTGCTGGCGGTGCTGAGATTTCCTGAGTTGTCGACACTAACCTTATACTTTGTTCCATTTGGGCTTACCAATACTAATTGCGTTTGATCTCCACCATTGACTTCTATTCGTTCACCTTTGTTAAAAGTCAACCCCGATTGATACTCTAATTCTGACACTAAATAATTCTGGTACTGCGGATCATATTCCGCACTTGGTCTAGTAAACGTCTTTCTTGCCATTACCTTTTACCCCGGTTGGTTACATCCAAGCGTACTGTACCTAATTCAAAGTTTTGCGTTGTGTCACCTGTAACTGTCATTTGAATTTGCCTTGCGCTAAATCGAGCATCGGTATAACCATCGGTAGCATCAAACGAAAATGAACCAAAATCTATTTCTGGGCCAAGCGGTGTAAAGCGACCTTTAAAACTTAACGTAACTCCTGGTAGCGTACCCGCTTCTGAATCAGGAATAATTTGATTGCATTGCACATAACGATCACCATTGCCAATCTCTATCGGCCCTGATTGCGCAAACGGAACAGAAGTTCCCAAGTTAGGTGAATTGTTTAACGTAGTGCTTTCATGCTGATAAACAAAACCATCATTATCACAAGCGATGGGATAATCAAATACACCTTGATCCACCCAACAACCTCGATCCATTGAACCAACCGACCAAACATTGTCACCATAATTCCAGATCACATATTTATTTGGTTTTTGGCTATCGGTTGACGGGAAGAACCAGATAATCTCATTAAAGTTTGAGTTGTGACCGCCCGCGATTGTTTTGCGGTAACTGTAATTCATGTCATCAAAAATATAATCATGTACTTCGCAAGGTATTTCTTTTACCGAGCCGTCAAATACAAAGAAACTGTTCTCTCCCATCCATGCCAAGAAATTACCAGCACTAACAATAGAGCGCGTAGAAATCGCTTTGCAGTTTGTACCCGCATCTTGAATACCATAAATAAATGGTTGTCCCGTGTAATACATTCGGGCGATGCCAGTATCAGTAAATAAAATAATATCAGTTTGCCATTTACTCGCGCCAATCACTCTACCGCCAGTTGGAACTTGCAAGTCACCAGCCGTATTAGTAGATGCTGCTGACCAAGTAGTTAATGCTTCTCTTGATGACCACGCTATTTTTCTTGGATCACCACCTGAACCAATCGCTACAACGTGCCTTTCGTTGGTAACTATTACGCCTAAGTTTCCGGTTGGTGCGTTAGTGATTGCTGTACCCGCAGCATCAGGCGTATTTGTACCACCGCCATGAGGCCTCCATTGATATATTTTTCCATCGGATGCAGAGCAGAATATTAAAAACTCACCAAAGTTATCAAACGAAAATGAGGTAGTATCAAACAGTAATCCTGACTGTGATCTGGCATCACCATAATCTTCTACGTTGTAATTATACGCACCATATCCAAGCGGATCATTTGATGCATCCGTTACAAAGTTAGCTGGGGTGATGTCATACCAGGTATTACGAGTTAATACATAAACTTTTTGTCGAGTGCCAACGGCAAGTATTGGGTTTCCAGCGTTATCGCTGTAAGCGTACATTGCGGTTGGTGTACCCGTTAAGGCTGCTGGTTTTAGTTTTTCCCAACCGCCAATAGGTCGTAAGTTGCCGTTCTGAAAACGAACTAAATCACCATCAGTCCAGCGACCTTTCTTTGAGTAAGCAGTTCCGTTAGTTACAATACCCGGAACTGGTGTAATTGGTAGTAAAGCCATTCACTTACCTTGATTCAAACTAGCTATTACTAGATATATACGAATTACCAGTAGTAATCGCTGTTGTGTAAGATGATTTATCGTCACTTGATCCAGCTACATCAGGAGTATCGTCATCTGAGTCTACTGGTGCATAAGCCAATACTGTAGATAAGTGATCTACGTTTCTTTTTACTGCAGCATTTGCATCGGCCTGTGTAACTCCCGCAGATGGATCGGATGCAGCAACATGCTTTGATGCTTTACCCTTTGAATTAATATCGTTTATAACAGTTACGCTATCTGTAGCTGCTGTTAAACATTCGCTTACTGTTTGTGCCATTTTATTTGTCCTCGGTTATTTGTGCTTTTAATTCTTCAACTTGTGCTGAAAGTTCTTGTACTGCTTTTACTAACATAGGAATAAAAGCTGATTCACCTACTGTTTGAACACCTGATGGGTTTGTTTCCCAACCATCAAAACCTTCTTTAATTTCGGGATGTTTATCTATTGCTTCTTTAACTTCTTGAGCTATAAAGCCGTGTTGTAGTCCGCTTCTTCCTTTTACTCTTTCTTCTGAACCTTCTTCATATTCTTCTGTTAAAACTGGATCAACATCTTTTTTCTTTCTATATTCAAATATTTTAGGTTGTAAGTCATTTATAAATGAAAGACCAGCAGTATCGTCTTGTATATTTTCTTTTATTCTTCTATCAGAGCTTGATCCTACTGTAGTTGAACCAGCAGTTAAAGTTGTAAAAGAACCTGACTTACCATAAGTAAGTTTTCCATCACCTTGTCCTACTTGGTTATAACCAATAACAGTTTCATACTCAACACCTGTAGCACTTGCTCTACAATCTTGTCCTACATAAGTATTATAATTACCTGTTGTAACAGTTGCTCCAGAGCTTGTTCCAATAGAGCAGTTCTGTATACCTGTCGTTACTGCTCCTAAAGCATTTAACCCGATTGCACAGTTGTTAACTCCAGTAGTTAATCCTTCTAATGCAGAAACACCCATAGCTGTATTATTAATCCCTGTAGTACAAGTTGTTAATACTGCCCTTCCAAATGCTGTGTTATTATTTGCGGTTGTAGCAGCATCTAATGCAACACTACCTACTGCCGTGTTACCATAACCTGTTGTGTTTGCTCCTAAAGCATAATAACCCATTGCGGTGTTAGCATCTGCTGTAGTGCTTAATCTTAAAGATTCATAACCAAGTGCAGTATTATAGTTTCCGGTAGAGTTTGTTCTTAAAGAACCTGATCCGACTCCTGTGTTCTCAGTTCCAGTTGTATTAGCTACTAAAGCATTTTTACCAGTTGCGGTGTTATTCGATGCTGTGGTGTTATTAAGTAAGGCTTGTTGTCCTACTGCTGTATTAGAAGCTCCAGTTGTATTAGCTTGTAAAGCTCTCATACCAATACCCACATTTCCTTCTGCTGTTGTGTTTGATTCTAACGCTTCGTAACCAACGGCAACATTTTGTTCTCCTGTTGTGTTTGCTGTCAAAGCTTCAGTACCTACAGCAACATTAAAACTTGCTGTGGTGTTTGAATATAAAGCACTTGCACCGACTGCTGTGTTGTAAGAGGCTGTGGTATTTTGTCCCAGAGCAGCTTGCCCAAACGCACAGTTACTTGCTCCTGTAGTAGTAGCTACTAAAGCATAATCTCCAAACACGCTGTTAAGTGAACCTGTAGTAATACTTGATCCCGCGTGTGTACCAAAAGCAGAGTTGTAGTTAGCAGTAGTGCTTGCGTCTAAAGCATTTGCGCCCACTGCTGTGTTTCTAGTTCCTGTAGTGTTTGCTGATAAAGCTAAATTACCAACTGCGGTATTATTATCTGCTGATGTTGCTGCTTGTAAGGCATTAGCACCCAAAGCTACATTTGATGTTCCGGTCGTATTTGCTGCTAACGCTTTGTTACCTAATCCAGTATTTAGATCGCCAGTTGTAGTTGCCGTTAAAGCATTTCTTCCTATAGCTGTATTATAATTTCCATCAGCAGCAACACTATCAAGTGCTGTATCTCCTAAAGCTACGTTACCTGTGCCTGTAGGATAGTTTCCGTCTAGTTTGATTGTTCCACCATCTATGGATAAATTGCTTGATGCTGTTAGTGTTGTGAACGATCCAGCAGCAGCGGTATTACCACCAATAACAGAACTGTCAATAACAGAGCCGTCTAAATTTAGAGCGACCGATGTGCCAGTAGCACTAAATATTGCATCTATGGTATCCAGGTCTGCATTTAATTTTGTTCCCCAAGTATCTGTACTGGCCCCTACTTCGGGTTTGGTTAAACTTAAATTCGTTGTTGTTGTATCTGCCATATTTCTTTCCTATATTATGCTGCTTCTGACCAAGACGTTGACGGATCGGATTGGTCTATCCAAGTTGTTGTGGTTACTGTTTGATCCGTATAATTGGTTGTCGTTACAGTATCATCTGCCCATTTTAAGCTACCAATCGCGGAAACACTAGATGTTTGTGCGATAGTTGCTTCACCAGAATATTTTATACCACCTAGCGCAGTAAAACCACTTGTCTGCTCGATGGTCGCTGATCCTGATGCAATAATTTCTGGTGTAGCAGTAAACGCTGACGTTTGTGCTAGTGTTGCTACACCTAATTTAACCAGTCTGCCCGATGAAGTCATCGCGCTTGTTTGTGCTATGGTAGCTTCACCATCCAAGACAATAACGGCTGTTGCGCTTAACCCAGAAGTTTGCGCAATCGTGGCTGTACCAAGTTTGACTAATTCTGCGGTTGCGGTTAACCCGGAGGTTTGTGCAATCGTAGCTTCGCCACGATCTATTTGTCTGCCAGTAGCGGTAAAACCAGAAGTCTGCGCCATAGTTGCAACACCGAGTTTTACCACTTCGGCTGTTGCCGTTACCGCAGATGTTTGTGCTATGGTGCTTGCGCCTAGTTTAACTAAACGCCCACTTGCTGTTACACCTGATGTTTGTGCTGATGTTGCAGATACAGCAAACGTCATCGAGCCAGATGCCGAAACACCTGACGTTTGCGCTATGGTAGCTGATGCGACCTCATACTGAGGAGTGCCATACGCAGCTATACCATAGTTATAAACACCATAGCCAACGGAGGCCATTAATTACGCCAACGTAACGTCTAAGTCACCAGCATCAAATCTGAATACATCACCACTAGCTACTGCTTTGGATGCAGATAACGCAGCCCAAGCCATTAAGTTGCCACTTGATGAAGCATCAAAAATCCCTACATGAGTAACTGTTCCCCAAGAACCTGTTGCAGTAACAAATTCCACCGCTGCACCATTGGTTGCTGTTGTTGGAGAAGTGCCTGATACAGTCATAGCAGCCATACTTTTTCTTGCGTATGAACCACCTGAACATTCAGTACCACCACCAGTATCAGAAGGGGCTGCTGTAAATAAACCAACGTATAAAGTGCCTGGTGCTGTGTAAGCACTACCACCAAATACATGATCTAAGACTTTATCTTCTAAATAATCTGTAAATCCAGCCATTTCTATTTAACTCCTAATTTTTCATAAAATATGTTGTGTTTCTTGGTTTGCCATAAGTTCTACTTCTTGGTATCAATGAACCCTGACCAAACGATGCTCTTTCTTGTTGCATACGCATTTCTTCTAACGCTAGTTCAAACTGCGCAGCAAACATTGGTACTCTATCATCTTCCATTAAATAAATAGAGGCTTGTTTCAATGCACCATACAAATAAACATCCGGGTGATTTGTTGAAACAAAATTACTGGTGTTCGAGTCGCTTAACGCGCTGATTTTACCATAATAAGTTAATTGTAATGTATATGAAGTATCAGGGGTAGGGGCAAGTTCAAGAGTACCATCAACAATAGCAAAGTATTTTGGTTGACCTGAACTGTTATCGTTTGCCCGTCTAAATATATCTAGTGTTTCTATTGACTGTTGGAACAAAGGCGTAAAGTCACCTGATGTAATTTCTACATTAATAACTTCTAACCAATCTGTTGGTAAGGTTAAGTATTGAGCATCGGCTGTTGCCGTAGCTCTTTTAATCATATCTTTATCCCTGACTTTACGATTTAATTCCGCTTCGGTTGTGTCAATAAAAATATCAATTTGTGTGGTTAAATCACTTCTGTTTAAGTAATTGGCTATCTGCGTTTTCAATTCATCGTAAGTCATACTCTACCTTGCCATATTCTAAATAATTTATTGTCCGGATCGTTGAGCCATTTCTTCCACTTCTTTTTATCGTTAGCCCAACCTTCTCTTATTGCCTGTTGATATATTACCATAGGTACTTCGGCAACGTGCTTTAATTCTTTACCTTGTTTTCCGTGAGATAGATTTTTTACGTTATCGAGGATAGGTTGGACATTCTGTGTAGTGTGATAAATGTTTTTATCATCTTCGGTAGCGAACTCGCTTATTACACCAGATTGTGAATCAATGATTGTTCTTTTTGCCATACTTAAAACCAGTTAAAAAAAAGAGGGGTGATTACTCACCCCCCTTGCTACAACTTATGAAGTTGATAAGTCAGCAGCGATTCCGTGAGCCTTCTCATTTGATACTTCCAATCCAAATTCAACGACTAACATTTTCGTAATTGCATCACCAATCGTTGCGATATCAATAGTTTCAAAATCTCTCATGAAACAAGTTTTCGCAAAGTTAGGATCAACAAATAAAGCTGATCTTGAACGACTGAAATTTGAAGGAACTACTTTAAGTTCTCCAAAGTCACCCGCATAGATAGCTACTGATGCTTCAACTGTGTTTGCATCTACTGTTTGAGTCACAGAAGTTCTGCCACTAAAACCAGATACAACACCTTTAACGTGTGGGCCAACGATTAACATTGAAGGCTCACCACCATTTGCAAAGCAGAGTTGTTGTACTGCTTTCAAGATGGTTTCAGTAAACGCACGTTGTGTACCATCAGTAGGTGCAGCACCATTACCAGCGCCCGCTCCGTTAGTACCACGCGATACGTTTGTTTCTGTCCACGTTTCAAATCCACCAGTTTGACGAACAGTAGCAGCAGCACCGGCATTTTTAGCAACTTTAGAGCATAAGGCCGTTTCCATATCTCTCTTTAAGGCCTTAGCCATAACAGCTAGTTGATGCGCCATTTCTGATTTTTTTCCCGCTGCATCAGAAGCGTTTTGCGTACCAGTTACAGTTGCATCACGGCTGCTGATTTGACAGAAGTTTACTTCTCTAACTGTTGCAGTAGAAGCAGAACGAGAAAGTTCAAAACCTTCTAATTGTCCTGTTCCAGATGCAGTTGGTAGAGCTTCGGTTTGCCAGTCAAACTGGACATTTCTTACATTAGTTTTGCCAATAGAACTCATAAATGGCGTACTCATTGGAGATATGTTGTAGATTATGTCAGACAACTGTTCTCTATCAGAAGTAGCAGTATATGTGTCAAAGGCGTTTGTTACTTTAGCCATTTTTTAATACCTTTTAAATAAATTGTTCAAAGACTTTAGCTGCATCTTGCACTTTGCCAGATTTAGCTAATTTCGCTTGCGCTTTTTTCGCAGCAGTCATTGTCTTTGGTTTATTGGAAGTACCAGGTCTAGCTACCCTTGAGGCTGCCTTTTGGGTTGGTTTCTTTTTGGAAGCTGCCACTTGTTTGCGGTATAGCATCCCATCTCGTAAACCAAGTAACACTCTATAATCAATCACGTTATTAATTTCTTGTGGCGTAAACCCCAATTCATTAATTGCGTATGTTGTGATTGCAGCTTTTTCCTTTTGAGATTTTTCTGCATCAGACCATCCCGGAATCTTTTCTGTAAGTTGTTGGTTGCCGTATTCAACAAATTTTTGAATCTGTTCTTGCTGTTTCTGGGCTGCTTCTTGTTGCAACCTTGTGTTTTCAGCTTTAGCAGCATCTAACTTCTTACGTTTATCTTCCCAAACGTCTTTTTCACGAACATAAGCTATTGGATCAGACTCGTAAAGCGCACCCCAATCTGGTTCGTTTTCCAATTCACCATTTAAACTCGCCTCTAATTGAGGCAATAACTGAGCGTAAATAGCATCTTTCTTGGCTAACTCTGCTTGCTGTTCCTCGAAACTTTTACGTTGTTGGGACAGTTCTTGAGTTTTCCTTGTATAGTCTTGTTGGCGAGAATAGCCGTTTTGGAGTTCATCTAACGTGACCTCTTGCTCTACGCCATCAACTTTAACGACATAGGATTGAGGTTGTAGTTCTTCCTCTACTTCTGTTTGTTCTTCTAAAGACTGTTCTATTTCTTCCCCTTCCTCAAAGTCATCTTCCACTTCAACTTCTGCTTCGGCTTCGACTTCAACTTCCGCTTCTGATTCTGTTTCCACGACATCTTCTGGAGATGTTTCTAACTCAACTGCTTCTTCTGCTGGTGCTTCTGGTGCTTCCTCATTGGGAGTCAAAAACCCTTCAAATGAAGTGACAGTTTTATCTAACTCTGATTGTAAAGCAATCGGCTTGGCGTTGTTGCTCATATTAAACTCCTAGTTTTTAAAATTTTACCTAGTTATATGTAATTGTGCAATTTTTTAACTTGCGCACTTGTGATTTTCCCACGTTCTACCAAAATGCGTAGATGCCTCTCTACCTCTGGTAAAATATTTATTGCTGTATGTAAGGTTTCACGAAAAGCTATATTATCTTCGCCTTTACTATTCAACCATAAAGCAACGTATTCTTGTTTTAAATTTTCAATGGATTTTTTAAGTGTATCGCTGTTTAAGATTAATTCAGCTTCGTTTGAATCTAAGATTTCCTCTCTTGTTGCCATATATTTATCCTAAGTTATTTAAAATTGATTGTATGTTAGCAAAATCAAATGGAGTATATCCTTTGAATGGTTGTGGTGTAGGTGTTGCTTCCATAGCTGGTATACTATTTCTACCTCTTGGAGTCATAGCACCACCAAAACCAATGCTTGCTTGTAATTCTTGAACTGCTTGTTGTGTTTCTTCCGGAGTCAATCTGATAGGAGGTAAACCAGCATTTATTCTTTCTTGCTCTCGCATTGCATCAAACTCGGCTTGTCTAGCTTCTCTATCTATATCGTATTGACCTGACTCAGTATATTCATTGCGACCAGACTCGAAAGAAGAACCAGCACCGCCATAAAGAACATTCATCGCTGCAGCTTTTTCTCTCGCTATTGCTGCATTATCCATTGCGTTAGTTTGAGCCGAACCTTGTCGTACTGTTTTACCACCCCCGCCACCTTGTTTTGCCAATTTAAATGGAGATTGACTTGCACCACCAACCTGTCTTTCTTTTAATTCTGCTTTTAACCTATCAACCATTGCATCTTTCATTTTTTGCTCTTGGCTTCCACCAAGAAAACTTTTTATCTCAGATAACACAGAAGAATCTGTTGCTTCGTTGTAGGCATCCACTCCCCTTGCTGCATCTAAAGCCGTTTCCATGCCATCATATAGGTTAGTTAGTGCCATTTGACTTGCAATAGAACTTGGATCACTTTGATTGAAAGGGTTTGCGTAATTTGTAAATTCTTTTTCTCCGATAGGAAATGTGTTTGGCGCACTTATTGGCATAGGCGCTCCAAGCCCCATTGATGCACCCGTACCAACGTCAGTTGAATACATAGCGGATGTAGGATTAGCTAAAGAGTCTGAGAGTTGAGCGTTCAATGCTGCAAATGGATCGACACGCTGAAAATCTTCTAAGGTAGCTGGCATGGGAGTTGGCATTGGTACTGGCATAGGAGGTGGTGCTAAACCATCAGCCATGTAACCCATTGGAAATTCGCTAGAATAACTAACTCCCGGAGCTATCATGCCTGGAACATTTTCACCACCCGCTACTGATAACGCATATTCTAGTCCTGATGTAAAATTGGGATCGTATTGTATTGCCATTCTTATTCCTTCTATCTTGAAATTAATCTATCTATTTTTGATTCTAAATTATCTAATCGAGCAAATAATCTTTCCATATCTTCTAGTAAGTCCACTTTGGTTACATATTTGCTTGGTAATTCTTCTCTGGTTTTATTTAATAAGATATCAATTCTTTTCATCTCTGCTGCGTTTGCTCTAATTCCATATATTAATGGTGCGTACACTAGAGTTAAAATAACATTCCAGAGAAAAAAAGCATTGATTTCCATATCTTAATAACTCCATATATGTGGGCGAGGTCTGCCATCTTTTTGTTCCGAAACATCCAGATGAATAAAACGCCCAGCTCCTTTTTGTTTAATACCAATGCCAGATATATCTTTTGACATTGCTACTTGTACTAATTTATACGCTTTGGCATGAGAGCAACTTATATCTGCTGCTAACCCTTCTGCATGAGCGCCCGCTTTAGATTTTCTTTTTTCTATCGGATGCTCACTACATCTATAACCAGATGTAATGATAAATGGAAAGCCTACCTCTTGTCTAATATCTTGCACCATAGCAACTATGCTTTCTTGGATGCCCTCTTTACCGCAATGCTGACAAGCAAATTCTTTGGCTTTAAAGTTCGGGTATTTATCCCAATCAATATTAGACATACTTATTTGTCCTTGTTACTTGAACCAAAGTAAAAGCTAACAACTGCTGATGCGATTCCTGACATATAACCAAGAATTAACATAACGATATCATCGCTAGTATCTTCGATTGGATAAATGGTAACTAGAAAAATATAACCGATAAAACCACCCAATGTTAATGTACCTAAAAAACGCGGAGTCCAATCTGCGCTAAATTTATTTCTTGCATCTTGGATATCTGCTGTTTCTAAAGCATAGACATCAATATCCATTTGCTTCATTTGTTTTTCAAATTCTTTTTCAGCCGTTTTTAATTTTAGAAGTTGTTCTGGCGTTGCTTGTTGAATGGCTTGCTCAATCTTTTTGGGAACTGGTTCTACGCCTAATGCTTCGGCAACTACGTTAGCAGCCAAACCGCCAACTGGCCCACCAATGGCTGTACCAATGGTCGGTGCTAATGCGCCTATAAGTTTTTTTATGCTTTTAAATTTCATTATACACCCACTTTTTTCATTGCTATTTTATGTGATTCACCAAAAGTAGAGCCTTGATTCATTGCGGTTACCATGCTTTTAAGATGTTTAGCTGTGTGGTGCTGTGAATGTCTTGACATGGCATTTTGTTGTCTTGTATTTAAAGAAGAAACATTGACCCCTTTAATTTTTTTAGCTTTACTTTTGGTTTTCATTTTTTAGTACCCGTAAGGTTTTTTTGTTTTTTTAGATGATTTTTTCTTTCTTTTGTTAGGCATTTTTAGTTTTCCTTTTCTTTTTCTTTTTCTTTTTCTTAAATCCGGCTTTCATATTATCGTAGGCTTTTTTTGATATCGTTGTTTTTTTCTTGGTTCTACTTGTTCCAGCTTTTCTTCTTTTGTTAATGTTTCTGTATAACGACATAGTATCTCCTTACCAGTTTTTGCAAGACCAGTATCTTGCGGTGAGTTTATCTTTAGCTGTATCGCATTTGTGTCTTGCTCTGAATGATTTACGTCTGGCTGGCTGATTTTTCTTGATCCTCATATTGGGATCACCAAAACGAACTAATCTTACTGTTTCACCTTTTTTTGCCAATACCGCAAACTTCTTATTTTTACCCGGTGTTCTTTTTGGTTTGTTGTAACCGCTAAATCTTTCGCCTCGATAAGTTATTGCCATAATTAATGAATCCTATTTTCTTCTACATTCAAAATTTCTGAATCGCGGTCAATTCTACCCATAAACATAAACATCATTGTATTCATTGCTTCTTCTTGCGAATCAGCCGGAATATCTGTTCCTGTAAATATTTCATCACCTTCCACAACTTCTATTGTGTAAAGTTTAGTTTGTTTGCCTTCCATTGTTAAATAATCCTTGCGACTGAGTTTTTGCTATTTGTCGTAGCGTTTCTCTGTCACGTTCCATTAGCGCATTAATTTCTGCCACATTAATTTGCGCACCATATTTAGCGTTAAGTTCAGCAGCTTTTAATCTAATGTTAGCTTCTGCTTTATCTCTATCTCTATCGTCATCCATTATTATTTTCATGCGATCTGTTTCAGCATCAATCACCGCTTTTTGCGATTGTACTTGTGCTTTTTGTATTTCTGCTTGAGCTAACAATTCTGCTGGATCAGGTTTTTGCTGTTCTGGTTGCGGAGGCATTGGCGGTATTTGTGTGTTAATAAACGCTTGTGCATCCTTAAACCCAGCCATTTCAATGATTTTTGTTAATGTGTTCGAGTATTGCTGTAAGCTAACCAATGGATTGTTCGGCCCCATTGTTTGTAGTATTTGCTCTTGTTTATTAGATAGTTGAGCCAGTATGCCCGCTTTTTCTTCATCACTTGATTTACTGATAGATACATTAACTACCATATCTTTATCGGCATCCCAATAACGCGGATCAACTGTTATAAACTCATTGTTCAAACGATATACTGATTGTGCATCCTGATGTTTAATGACTAAACCATTAACCAATTTAAACAGTTGTTGCATCCCACCTTCTGCAAAATGACGGCAAATTAATTCTATTCGACCTTGCGCACCTGACATAGTAGCTGCTACCGCAGACTTGGTAGAGGATTGAAGTGCATCAGCGTTCAAACCAGCCGATGCTTTAGAAACTCCAGTCCTATTTTCTTTGGCATCATCCAAATATCCCAACACGGGGAACGCTTCTTTACCAACAAACGGCACGGCAAAAGGCTGTACCATACCAGGCGCTCTCATTCTAATCGGTTGACCAATATCAGTATTCAGTACGTCATCAATATTAACTTGTCCTTCCACGACACCCATTCTTGGGAAAATGGCATGACCAAGTGAATCTAACGTATCACGCATAATTTGTGATTTAGCTGCTTGTATTGGTTTTAAGTAATCTGCGGGGCAACTGCCAATAGAGGTATGTGGTTCTGGATCAGGACAGAACATAACAATCGGTAAGTCATCCCATGCTTCACAATTTATAATATTTACGCCATTACCAATGGTGCAAACTCTGACTCTTTCAGCTATGCCGTCATCGTCTAAGTCATAAAAACAGTAATGCTCGATATACAATACTTCTTTGCCGTATTCACCACTAGCACTAGGGTACATATTATCGGCAACGGGGTTTCTAGCTTCACGTTCCGTATAAGTATCAGCATCAAAAGCCGATCCTGAACCCGCGTATTCTTCTATTTCATCTCGGTCATAACCCATAGCGACCAAATCAGAAACACTTTTAACCATGCGGTGTGCTATGTAAGGAGATGATTCAAAACTTCTTGCATCTCTTGAGATTAACACTTCTTCTGGCGGTACAGCTTCGATGCAGACTTGGTTTTTATTTTTTACGCGCCTGATGGTTAAGTCATAACTCGCGGGTGACTCTTGAGTTATTTCTTCGCCAGTTTCAGGGTTCATCATGGTCATAGACTCCATCTTCACCGCTTCTTTTACAACTTCCACATCGGGATCAAGGATTAATGCTTGATAAGAGGCGGGATCAATGTCGGTATATTCATGCGTAGTCGCACTCATTGAGTCATCCCAAAACGCCTTAACAAATCCTGACTTTCTTACGAGCGCATCTTTAAACGCATCGTAAAGAATTTTAAAACCGGGGTTCTTTTGTTGAACAATGTAATTAATATAATTGGTTTGTTGTTCGGCAACTGTAATATCTTCTGGGCCAGTCGGTAAAAACTCGACTACTTTTTTAGTACCAAAGAAAGTACGCATGATAGACGGCAACATAAATAAAATACTATCTCGAACATCAGTCGATACAAACTCTGACTGTAAATCACTTGTACCATCTGGTTCGCTACCAAGATAGTATTCGGTGCTTTCTGCGCGTTCTTGACCGATTTGCCCGATGTAATCCTCTGCATCGTTCAATTCTGATTTAAGAATACCTTGTAAATTATCGTAATGTTTTTCTTTTGACTCTTTGTGTTGCTTATCTTTTTTATCGTATTTCATAAATTACCCAACTCTTAAAATTCTTGACTGTAATGGTTTCTTGAAATTATACCCCATAAATGATTGACTTCCACTAAATGAAGCTGCAGCACTCGCCATAGTCAATGCAAGTGCATCTGCTCTATCGGGTGATTTGATACCTCGTTTTTTCATTTCTTCTTTTGACTCAAGTTTTATTTTTCCGGTCGAGGTATATTTATAAATTGGCGCAGCCAGTTCTGCCACCAGTTCATCGTCATTTGGTAAGCGACAATCTCTTTGTGCTAACCAATCTTTTATTGCAAACCAAAGTTCGGCTCGTAAGTTTAAAAAATTCTTCTTGGTAGATGGGGCTTCTGCCACATTAACACCTCTTACTGGTAAATTCTGTTCTGCTAATCTGTCAACAACCCCGCTACCCAGTCCAATAACATCCACCAACACTTCTTGGGGCTTAGTCATCATCGTTTCATTATCATACTTGTTTTTTACCGCCCCGCAAAGTTGCATTAAATCCATAGAATTAAAAGTTTTAATTTCAAGTACAGTATTCCCTTGTCTAACGCATAGCGCAGAATTATCTCCACCGAAACGCGCTACATCTAAACCCCATACAATTGGTGCGGAAGCACTTATTGATACATCTCGATCTACGGCTGCGCGAACTAAATCCATTGGTATAACTGTATCGTCATCCGCACTTGGAAATTCACCCAATACTTCTACCCTGGCAACAGTAGAATTTTCTCCGTATTGCTCAAGCATGGTTTGAAAGAGTTTTTGATCCGTACCTTCCACAGTCCGGCTGTCTATTTGCTCGTTATGCCAGTATTTGCGCTTGGAGTGAAAGCTATCGTAGAACGGGCCGGTGTTTCTGCGAGGGTTGGAGAAGGTAAACCAATACCGATGCGCGGTAGGTTCGGAGAAAAATCCCTCTGATACGGAATAAATAGGTGCGGGAATACCTGATGCTTCATCCATGATTAAACAAACACCATAAGATGAGTGAATACCAGCGAAAGCATCTGGGTTTTCTTCTGACCAAAGTTGGGCTTGCGCATAGTAGTAACCCGTATCTATTTGTAAATCTCTGATAAGGGCTTCTTCAAACCATGGCGCTGGTTTAACTGTGGTAGCGGTTTTATTAAACCAATGTGAGTTAATGGCAAGCGTAATCCATTTACCGAGTTCAGCCCAAGTTCTTGAGCGTAACTGCTGTTCGGTGTTAGCGGTAACAATAATGGTTGCACCAAGCCGGGTTGAGAGCATCCAAAGTATTAACCAAGCAACTAAAGCTGATTTGCCGATACCACGACCGGAGGCGACCGCTAGTCTAAACATCTCTGGTAAGTCTATGGTCTGGTTGCGTTGGATGTGAATTGCAATATCTCGCAAAATTTTTTCTTGCCACTTTCTTGGGCCAGTAAAATCTTCAAGGGGGGTGTTCTTTTGCCCCCAAGGGAAGGCGAACTTAACAAAGTTTAATGGATCGTCTTTAATATTGAGTGACCAAAGCTCGGTCATCAGTTGTTTTTCTTGCTCTGCCCCGTATTTCATAGCGATTAAAAGATGCGCCCGTCTACGGGAGAGAGGATATAAAGACGAGCGCATCCGTCAGAATTAAAAAAATTTTTGCGCAACAGTTCTATAACTTGTACCCCGCGGTCGGGATTGAAGGGGGGGCAATTTTGGCTTATTTTGGTCATTTTTTGTCGGCTTTCTGATTAATCACCAGACCTTCCACCCTTATATTCTCTGGGTTTGAGGCGTGATTGATGGTCTTGTACTTTGCTGGTACTTGTTCGATTAGATTTTTTCTATCGTTAATGATCTCAGCCAGGTTAACTGAATAATTTGTATTCGTTTCGGTTCTATCCTTCCACGCGCCCACATCATCGCCAGAACCCCTATTTTTAAGGAAAAATATCTGTGCGCTGACGTTGCCAGAGGTTGCTGAATCGAAAAGCGCATTAGATACATCAGCAACGGCCTTAACTTTTCCTTGTCTTAAAGTATCGCCAAAAATGACAGAATCTTTTTTTCTTCTGGTAATAGTACGCGGTGAAACCCCCAAACTATCAGCGATTGCCTTATCTGATAAACCAAGCCCGGCAAAATGTTTTATTTTCTCTAAGGTTTCTTTATCGCTTAAATCGATCTTTTTTCGCCCCCGTTTAGCGGGGACTTGCGCATCTTTCATTGTTTTTCATCCCGTTTATGAATTATTTAAGTGCCTCACAAGCCCCATTATATAACGTATTGAGCATAATTAGAACAATCAATGAACATTATTAGTTGATATGAGTACCTTATGAGTGCATCATACTATTAACACTAACCAAAAGAGAGGATAGGAAAAATGAGAAAAGTAACACAGCAAACAGTAAAAGCATTTTTAAACGATGAATATAAATCAGTTGGTAACACTACAACCAATGGCAGTAGTTTATATTTACATGGTCATGAAATCGCATGGCGATTACCTAATGGCGATATTGAGATCAATATGTGCGGATGGGGAAGCGTAACCACTAGAGAAAGATTAAATGGGTTATTAGACATGATGAACTCTCATTTAGGTATTAGTCAACGCGATTATAATCAATGTTTAGTTGGTAAAAATGCCAATGTCATAAGAACAATAAGCACCAATGAAACAATTAATGTTGGTAAACCTCAATAATAATTGATCTTATCAAGCGCATCTATCAGGTGCGCTTTATTAAGATTAATTTTAACCAAAAGAGAGGAAGGAAAATGGAAGCAGTAAAACTAAAACAAGAAACAAAGCCAGAACCAAAAATATATGTGGCTAATTTAGCAGCATACAATAACGGGCGTATGCTTGGAGCTTGGGTTTCTCCCTTACAATATGATAGCTTTGATAAATTTGCAAAACGTATTAAAGAAGTCACTGCTTACGCTGATGAAATAGCGGTGCATGATTATGACTATCTACCATCATCAATGGGCGAGTATCCAGACATTGAAGGCATATATGATTTTTGCCATCAAATAGAGGATAGTTATTTATGTCTTGATGCGTTGATTGCTTACGCTGAATATATGCATGGATCGGATGTAACAAAAATAAACTTTAGTGATGCGGAAGATTTATATTGTGGCAAGTATAACCATTTTCAAGATTATGCAGAATATTATTTTGATGAATGTGGCGATGGTGCGGAAATAGAAAAACTGCCAGAAAGCCTTCAATTTCATTTTGACATGCACTCTTATGCTAGAGATTTGCAGCATGATTACCATGTCGTTGAGCGTGGCGCACCTCATTATGGTGTATTTGTATTCCAAGCATAACAGTTGAACATATCAAACCCATTCAATCGAGTGGGTTTTATTATGTTTAATAACGGGAGTAAGTGAGAATGAAGACTACAAGTAAAGGTATTTATTATTTTAATTTAAGAAAGGATGCAGAAAAAATTAAAGATAGTTTAATCGGTAAAGAAATTAATTTTTTT